CTCGCCGTCAGCGTTTCCGCCGTGGTGTCGGAGAGCGCAGCAAGGCGGATGTCGCCGGGTTGCCAGCCGGAGTTGTAGTCTTTGTTGATGTAATTGACCATCCCGCTGGTTGCTGTGCCGGCATTATGACGTAGCGCCACCAAACCAGTGCTTGCCCCGCGCCATATCTGATTGTTACGCTGCGGCTCGGCCGTAATACCTGCGTTGCTGGTGCCGCCGTTGGGCCACGGCGTCCAAGGGACGGATATAGAAGTGGGAGTAAACGAAGCCCCTATGCCGACCAGATCGACTCGTTGTAAGTAGGCTCCATTTGATGAGTAACCACACCACAGCGTAGTGCCAGAGATTGCAATAATGTTTGTACTGGTGGCAGAGCTATTTACAACCGTCCCGTCGTCTTTGAGGACACTGATGCCGCCAACAGTTGCCACCGCCATCGTCGGCACCGGCAGTCCTGTTGCGACGTCGATGGGGGCATTGGGCAGGGCGGTGATGGCGACGGAGTTACATGCGCGATTCACGATTGCGGCGCTAATTGATGCATCGTGTCCGCTACCAGAATTGCGTGATGCTATGGCGGCTTTGTATCTACCGGAAATTCCCGCAGTCGAATATCGAAGGGCGCTATCCGAAACGAAATTTGCCAGACATAGGTCATAGGTTCCATCCGCGATGCACAGCAGACCGTCTCGCATGGCAACGGCTTTTCCGTTATTGTTTGCCCACAGGTTGTTACTTACCCCTGCAAACACCATCCACATCGGCACGCCGGCTTGTGTCAAGTCCCAAAGGATGACTCGTGCAGTCTCGACGGTGACAGCCACCCTTGCCGGAAACTTCCGCACGTTGCCGCGATAGACGGTCGTGGTGCCGCTGCCGGCATTCAGCGACTTGAACAGGGCCGCCGTGGTGTCGTAGTAATAGCTGCCCGTCGTCGCGCCGCTGATCGCCCGCGCAGCAGTTTCGTTCGCCGCAGAGCCGAGCCAGTTGCCGGAGAGCGTTTCGTTCTCCCACGAGGTATGCGAGCAGCGATCCCGCCACGCGCCACCGTCCGAGTCCTTGCTGGTGTCGTAGATGATGCCGGTGACGAAGGTGGTCGAGGCGAAGATGGCCTGGTCGATGGCCGTCAGATTCTGTGCCGTGAAACTGCTGGCCGATGCGGCAGAGGCGGCCGAGAGGGCGGCTTGGGCGGCTGCGCTGGTGGCATAGCCGGAAGAGGTCGTTGCAGAGGCGGCCGATTGGTTAGCGTAGCCAAGGGAATTTGTTGCGTACCCCTGCGAAAGCGTTGCCGATGCGCTGGCGGCGGATGCGCTGGCCGCCGCCGCGGCGGCAATAGTGTCGGGATCTGCGTCTGTAAGTTCGAAGCCGGTTGCTGTGTCGTTCCACTTGATGCCGCGCCCAGCCACAGGTGATGGCAGGGCTACATCAACCCCCCCGATTTCAGCATAGGGCTCGAATCGCAATGTGCGCTGCGCGAGTTCATATAGCTGCTGAGTGAAGATGGTCTGCGAGTCGAGTTCTTCATTGAGCGAGGCGGCGAGAAGATCGCCCCCGGTAACGAAATCGGTTACTCGCTCAATATTGCGGGCGCCGATAATGGTGATTACATCGCTCCCGGTCGCGGCGACGACGAGCGTAACGCTGCCAGTCCCGTCCATGTTGATGGTTACGGTGTAGTCGGTTGTCAGGGCGAGAAGCGTTGAGTTCTTGTAGATCGCAACGTCGCCCTGTGCAAGAATCTCGAAGCTAAACGAGTATGGGCCAACGCCTGCGCTCCCCGAATACTGCGCGCGGCGGCTTACATCGGAAATTGGGTAATCGGCCATTGCATCGCTCCTATCGTTTTAGTTCGTCGGTGTTGTAGCCATACGCCTCGACCGTGTTGCGCTTCGCCTCGAATTGGCGCAGGAAGTCCTGCTCGTAGCGCATGAATAGCGTCTGCCGCGCGGCCTTCATGTATTCGTCGTCGATCTTTTTCAAGAACATCTGGCGCTCGCCGAGTGCCAGGCGTTCGAAGGCGGGGTCGCGCGACGCCGCCACGATGGCATCCTGTACGCCGTTGCCCCCGATCTTGATTTCCTTGGCGTAGATGGTCAGCAGTTCGTTGTACTGCTCATTCGTCATTTCGACATGCAGGCCGGTGAATGGCCCCTTGCCGCCCTGCCACGACATATCGCGCGCCGGCATCTTCCAATTGACGCGGTTTTCGAGCAGCACGCGGTCAGCCTCCGTCTGCCCCGCGGCACTCACGCGGATCGGGCTGAAGAGTTCCCACCAGTTCCCTTCGCCGGCCTTGATGGGGTTGGCCCAGCGGTCGAGTTTGGGGGGGAGTTCGTCAGACAGGCCGGGGACGCGCGAGCGGTAGGTGTTCAGCGCCTCGTAGAATCCCTTGACGAAGGGAAGCGTCGATTTCGGCTCGCGTGTTTGGCTGAGTGTCGGGTCGATGATCCGCTCGACGGCCGCCTGGGCGCTGCTGCCGATGCCGGCCGGGCTGCCGCCGATGGCAAAGCTGCCCGCTTGCTTGCCGATGAAGTCGAGCAACTCCTTCGGCTTGTTCGTCGTGTCGCCCATCCGCTGCACCAGGGCGGCGAATTCGCCGATGGTCTGCAGATAGGGAAGGGTCGAGGTGTAGTTCGCCAGGCCGAAGGCGGCGCCCAGCGTAACCTCTTCGACCATCGAAACGTCGTCCTGCCAGCGCGCATATTCCGCCGTGTCGGCCACCATCGCCAGCATGCCGCCAATGGGTTCGATGCCCTGATAGCTGACATAGGTCTTGTCGGTTCCGACGACCACGTTGTCGCGCCCGAACTTGTTCTGCAGGCGTTCGACATCCTTCGCCCCCATCGCGGGCAGCACGAAGGAGTAGGGGCGCCATCCGCTGCGGCGCAGGTTGTCATCGGTGCCGCCCTTGCCAGGGCCGCCGCCCGTGATCATGCCGCTGGCCGCCAATACGCTGAACGCCGACAGTATCGTCGTCCCCGTCGCCATCTTGGCCAGGGCCAGGTCGCGGCGGATGCCCCCGGCCGCCACGTCGTCGCGCCACGCCTTGCTGATCGGGGCGAATGGCGTGCGCTGCAATGTCTGATCGACGATATTCAACGGCGTGCGCACGAACGGAAGGTGCATCTTGACGATCAGGTTGTTGTTCGCCAGTTCGGCCACCTTGGCGCCAAGCGTGCCTTGCTCAAGCGGCTGGGTGAAGGTGTTGATCCGCGCGGCGCTCATGGCCGCGGCGTCGATGTCGGGGGGCGGGGTGTCAAGAATGTCGATGCGCACCTTGGCGGCGATCTTCTCTGCATCGACGGCGGACATCCCCTGCTCGATGGCGCTGCGGTAGGCTTGCGCGCTCTTGCGCGATGCCTGAGCGTGCAATTCCATCGAGTAGTTGACCACCTTGAAGAACTCGTCCTCGGCCATCAATGCGCGGCCCGGCATCGTGACCATGGCGCCATAGAAGTCCATGGCCTTCGCCGTGTAGCCGGAAAGGCCCCACGCCTCGCCGGTCAGCACTTGCGGGTGATTGACCTCCATCTTGTTCGACATGCCGAAGACCGGCTTGTTTTCCTTGAAGGCCCGGGCGGCGGTCGCCATGCCATCGAGCGAGCCTTGAATATGCCCGCTGATCATCGCCATCACTTCCTCGTATTCGGCGGTTTCGCGCGCCGGCATGCCCTTCATGTAGCGCAGCAGGTTGTCGCCCTTGCCGATCATGGCCGCGACGCCGCGCTCGGGAATCTGCATCAGCGCAAACTTTTCGTTGCCGAAGACGTTCTTGGCGTGCGTGACGGGCGACGAGAGCAGGCCGTTGATCCATGTCGTCACCCAGGCATCTTTCAGTTTCGACCACATGCCGGCCTCGGCCAGCTTCGCCACCTTGGCAATATTCGCCGGGTTCGTGATGTCCACCTTCGCCAACTTCTGCGCGTGGGCGACGATGCTGTCCATGCCGCCGACGTTCTCGACGAGTTCGGCCAGGGCATTGACATCGCCAACGGGATCCATCCGCATGATGCCGAACGCACGCGCATAGTCCGTCGTCATGTTCTTGACGCCGCGCGTCACCACGCCGAGGAACTGCGTGGCCTGGTGATACTCCGCGGCCAGTTTCATGTCGGTCTGGTTGGCCACGACCTTGGTGGCCAGTTCGTGCGCCTTCCTGGCGGCGGCCACCAGGATTTCGCGCGCCTTGGCGACTTGCGTCATCTGCTGGGTGTTGTCGGCGTATCCCGCGATCCATTCGATGTCTTTCGACTTGAACCCCATGCCCTGCAGTTTGGCGATCTCGTCGGCGTAGCTGACCTTCGACGGGGCGGTGATGCCGATGGCCTTGGCGGTTTCATCAAGGAAGCGGTTAGGGTCTTCCGGCAGGCCGGTGCGCAGGTAGTTCAGCACATCGACTGGCGGCTTCGTCAGCGGGGCAGGGGGCGGCGTGGTCTTCGGGCCGGCGACGACGGTCTTTGCCGCAATGTCGTCGGCGACCTTCGGGGTGATGGCCTTCGCCGCGGCCGGCATGGCGGCCTTGCGCGCGGCGTCGTCGGCCGCGGCCTTGGCGGCAGTTGCGGATACGCGGGCCGCCTTCCCGGCTTTACCAAAGATGCTCCCCAGGCCGGCGACCTTCTCTCCTTCCGACAGGTCGAGCGGGGCGAACGGGTTCTCGCCTTCGGTGGCTGGCAGCGGCTCGGCAGCGGCGGTCGGCGCCTCTGGCACGGAATCCGGCATCGTTTCCGCAGGCTGCGCGGCAGCGCCAAGGAATTGATCGAGGGCGGGTTGCAAGATCGTCATTTAGCGGGAGCCTTTCGCATCGCATTCTTGATTGCCGACGATGCGCTGCCTATGGGGTTGAATGCGCCCTGCATCGCCCGCCCTGCGGCCTTGGCGCCGGATTTGACCGTCTGCGATCCCACGGCCATCCCGGCGATGTTGAGCGGGTCGAGCAGGATTTCCGCGGCCGTAGCGGCGGCGGGCGATCCGGTCATCTCAAAGACGGCCTCGCCGACCATCTTTGCCGGGGCGCCCAGCGACTCGAGCGCGGCCCCGATGCGCTGCACCATCGCCTGCCCTTCCTCGTCCTTCGGCACATAGGTCAGCATCGTCTGGATGTCCTGGATGATCTGCTGCGCGCCATCCATGCCGACGAACGGGGCCGCCACAGCGCCGGCAATCCCGGCCGGGGCGGATGCGGCAATCCCCGACGCAATCGTGCCGGCCGCCTGCGCGACGTTGCCCTGCATCTTCATGGCCTTGTCGGCCTGCTCGGCGTACATCTGCGCCGCCGCCTCTGGATTGCGCGCGGCGAAGGCGCCCTCGTAGTAGCGAAGTTCTGCCTCGTTCATTTGCCCCTCACCCTGGCCTGTATGGCCTTGATCTGTTCACGGTGCGCGGCGGGAATCTTCATCACTTCCATTTCGGCGTCGGTGGTTTCCGGCGTCAACTTGAACACCTTCCCGCCGATCTGATACGCCGCAAGGCGCTGCTTGTCGGCCTCGGCCGCCTTCTCGCGCGTGATCTCGTCCTTGCGCTTGCGCAGTTCTTCGGCAATGGTGAATGGATCGTATGCGCCCTTCTCGGCGATGGCCTTGCGCTGCAGGATTTCGGCCTCGGCATTCAGCAGATCGAAACGGCGCTGCTGGTCGCCGGTCATCTGTACCAACCCATCGGGGATCGAGGCCATCGTCTTGATCTGGCGGTTCAGGTATGCATCGCCCTTGCTATACAGGTGCGCCTGCACCCGCTTCAGCGCCGTGCCGGTCACGCCGCTGCGCTTCTGGATTTCGTTGATGTCGGTCAAGCCGCCGCGGTCGATCAGGGTCAGCGCATACGTTTCCCTGCTGGTGACGGATTCTCCATCGCCGTCGCCCTGGGGTTTCGTGAATGCCTTGATCGTGCCGGGCTCATATACCGGGCCGCCGATGCCGCTGGCGTTGATCATGGCGATCTCGCGCCCGATGGTGCGCTTCTTCTTCGGGTCGTCGGTAAGGTAGAAATCCGACGTCAACTTCGCCAGGGTGCGGGCGCGCTCGTGCTTGTCGTCTTTCTCTGCGCGTTCCTGCGCCGTGTATTCCTGGCCTTTCTGCTTCATGTACTGCTCGCGAACCTTCATCTTCTCGTCTTCTGGCATGGCGCCCCAGGTTAGCGACCACTTACCCATATTGCCAGATGACATGCGGGCAAGCGCGGCGGTTACTGACCCGGCAAAATCCGGCTGCATGGCAACCTTCGTCATGGCATTGACGCGGGCCTCTGATTGCGCCTTGTCGAACTGCTTGCCATAGGTCGGGTCGCCCGTGATGCGCGCCGCCTGAAACGCCTGGGCGCGCTGCGCCATCGCCAGGTCGTCGGCGGTCTTGACCACGCCATCTGGACCGGCCTGGTCGCCAGCGAGGTAGATAACCTCGAGCGTCTGCGGCAACTTTGAGAAGTATTCATCGACGGCCGCCTTCTGCGCCGCCTGGTATTTCTTGACCTCGCCTGCCGCCAGGTGTTGATAGACCGACGCGCTGTGCGTGGTCAGGGCGGCCCGCAACTTGACGGCGGTTTCGCCATCGACTTGCGCCAGGGTTTGCGTATAGGCATTGGATACGGCATCCATGCGCTCGGCTGCGGCGGCAATGGGCGCGATGCCCATTTCTACCTCGGCCTGAATCCGCGCCATTTCCTCGACGCCGCGGGCGTTCAGTTGATTACCCAACACCGTCGCCTGCACCTTGCGCGCGGCGTTGCCGAAGTGAGTAAAGCGGGACTGCAGCGGATCATCGCCGGCAGCCACGGCTGCGGCAAGTTGCTCGACGCTGACGGGATTCTGCGCTCCCCATGCCGCCCCCTCGGCCTCGGCCTGCGCCGCGGCGTCTTTGTAGAGGCTGGCCGCCATGCGGTCAAGCGCGGCGGTCGCGGTATTCGATGCGATGGCGGACAGGCGGGCGTTGCGTGCCGTCATGTCGGACATGGCGCCGAGCGCCTGCACCGACACCCTGTCGGCCAGTTTATCGATCGGCTGCACGGCCGGCGTGATGTTCACGCCCTGAAGGCCGAGGCCCGATACCTGATAGCGCGGATTGTCTGCCATTTAGAACCTCATGCCCACATAGCCATTTGACGGCCGCAGGCCCACATAGCCATCAGAGAATCGGAAGCCGGTCCCACTCGAGGTCGTCGTGCCGAGATAGTTTCTTGGTGCGGATGGGGGGCCGCCCAGGCGGCCGAATCCGACGACGCCCTCGCCAATGGACATGATCCCCTTCCACAGTGCGTCGTCCTTGATCTTCTGCACCGCGCTGTTCGCGCTGGCCTCGGCCATAGACCCCGTGCCGATGGCGATGTCACCAGCGTAGAAGGCCGACAGGGCGCCAATGTCGTATTCGCCCTTTTGCAATTCTCCCCACTTGAGCGCGCGGGAGGCGGCGTCCTTGCTCGTTGTGGCGTTCTCGGCGGCGATCTCCCATTCCTTGCCGGCCTCGCGGTCGTTGTACTTCTGCAGGTCGAGGGGCGAGCCGGAAAACGGCTGTATGTTCATTGCGGCGGCGCGGGCGATGGCGGCCCCGTTGGCGCGGGCCAGCCGCTCGAGGATGTTGTTTGCCTGACGCTTGGCGTTCAGTTCTTCGCGTCGGTAGTTGAGCGACCTTTCCTGCGCCTGGATCAGCGCCATCTGCCCCTGCTGCTGCATCTGCGCGGCCTGCATGCGGTACTGCATGGCCTGCGTCTGGTATTGCTGGTTTTGCAGCATGCCCTGCATGCGCATGGCCTCGGCCTGGCGCTGGCCCTCGTTGATCGAGCGCAGACCAGAGACAATCGACATGCCAGCAGAAATGATGCCTACGGCTTCCATTATGTTCCCCCGTACACGCTGACCTTGTAGTCGAGGCCCAGCAGCGTCATCTTGAGCGGCACGCCCTGGGTGATCTCGATTGCGGCGTCGTCGGTATATCCAAGCATGGAATGCAGTTGCTTGTTCCCGGTGAATTCCTGCACCGGGTCGTCAAGCACGTCCTCCCCGAAACTGCGGAAGCTGATCTGCTGGGAGTTGATCAGCAGTTCTTGCGTCGAGTTGAGGATGGCCGTGACCTCGACGATGCGCTTCTTGAACGACGTGCGCGACCCGACAGGAAGCCGCGGCTCGACCGGCAGGGTCCTGGCGTAAATGGTGATCGGCAACCCGACTTCCCACGATGTCGTCGCCGCCCGTGCGAAAGTAATCGAACCCCCAACAGGGACGACTTGCTGCGCCTCGACTACGCCGTCGCGGATAATGTCCACTGTCTTGCCGACGTGCGGCAGACTGGACGCGCCCGCCCCGCTGGCACCGGCCATCGCACAATCTGTGAAATAGCCAGGATCGAACAGTTCGATGTAATACTTGTCTGTGCTGTTGAATGTTCGCTTGACGGCGACATAGACATCGGTCACATCGACGGCCACGTCCTTGAATAACCCGTCCGTGATGTACTCGCTGGGGGCGATGACGTTCTGCGCCCGCAGGATCGAATAGACCGCCATCGTCCCGTCGTAGGAATTGACGATCATCAACTTATCGCCCTCGTTCGTGCTGATGGCGCGGCGAAGGCCCATGCGCGTCGGGGTCTTCAGCAGGTGCGACGAAAGCAGGCTTATCTTGTTGCTGATATAGGACAGTTCGGAATCACTGAACAGCAACTCGTTCAGGGACTTGCCGCTGCGCTGGACGAACAGCGTGCCGGTGTCGAGTTGCTGCACGCGCACGCCCTGCTTGCTTCCGGCGCGGCTCACCGTCTTGATGAAGAAGTTCGTCGGGGTGACGGGCTCGCCGATGGCCTGGGCGACGTAGAACTCGCCGCCCGTCGTGAAAATCTGGAGGTCGCGGCCGCTGATGATGTCGGTGATGACGTTTAGCTGGTTCGTGTCGAGCGTGGCTTCCACCGCGTCATCGTCGTAACTCGTCACGGGGTTGAAGTCCCAATAGAGGCCGACCTTGCTGCCCCATATCGTCGATGGGCGGAAGGAACTTCCGCCGAAATACAGGCGCCCCTCGTGAAATGTCACCGAGCGCGGATAGCCGCGCGATGCCGACCACGCTGCCTCGTAGCCGGTTTCCAGTTCCCAATTCCCCGACGCCATCGCCGCCGCGGAAAAGAACGGATATTCTGTAACGGCCTGAACTACGGTGTCCGACGTGTAGCCGATGATCTTGGCGCGGCCCTGCGGCGTGCCGTTGATGTACTGGCCGATCTGATTGCTGACGGTGTAGGTCGAGGACACCCCTGGCGTTACCGACCAGGCGGAAACGACGGTGGCGACTTTTGTCGATCCGACATAATCGGTGATCACTCGAGACTGACCCGCGCCCGTGCCGCCCGTTATGGTGATGACGGCGCCGTTGTAAATGTCGTCGGTTGCCGAGGCGCCCCCCGCCAGGGTGATCGTCGTCGAGGCGCCGGCCGTTGCCGTCCCGCTGGTGCCGTTGTGGAATGTCGTTGCCCCTGCTGTCAGAGTGATCTGCCCCGAAGTTGCGCTCGGTGTCAGGGTGGTGGCCGGATTGCGCACCACGACGCTGAACTGATAATAGGGCGTCGAATCGAAGGCAATGCTGCCGATGGTCCATGAGGCATCGGTCGCCCCGCGCACGAGCGCCTGCGGCGCAAGGTCGGGATGGCAAATTATCATGGTGTCGGCCGATTGCGTCCAGGTCAGTTGATCCAGCATGGCCGACGTGATGGTCGTCGTCAGGTAATCGAGGCTGCCGCCGTTGATGTCGGGGATCACTGCGCCATCTTTGATGACGATCATCTTCTGATCGACGAAGGCGAGCAAATAGGAATCGGTGACGCTGAACTCGAAGGGAACCAGTCGGATGCCATTGGCTGGCGTGCCGACCGTGATCTCGGTGATCTTGCGCAAGCCGGGGCGCCGCGTGATGCCGCCCTGCGGCTGGACATCGACGTTTGTCGCCTTGGCGAGCGCGTTCTGATACTGCTGCAGGTCCATGCGGGCGCGCAGCAGCGGATCGACCTCGCCGACGCTGAAGTTGTTTTGAACGACGACGAAGCGGCCCATCAGCACCTCACGGCGACAAGAGCGAAGTCTTCCAGGGATTGCGTGCTGCGGTTTTGCCCGTCGATGTTGGCTGCCTTGCGGAAGTAGCCGCCGCGGCCGTTCTCGCTCGGCGCTCCCTCGGCTACACCCTGCCAATAGGCGGCTTTCTGCGTCTGATCAGTAACCGGCTCGGCGAAATGCCAGGCAAGGTAATATTTGAGCAGTTGCACGAAATATTGCGGATAAGCAGACTCGCCGGGGTTGTACTGGTAGTCGATGACGACGGTCGATTCATCGGTGAAGAGCGACGCGCCAAATATCTCGAACGCAGAGATTGGCGCCTCGCCTGTTCCTGACGTATTGAAGACTGCGCGCGGCGCTGCCAGCCTGTCTGACGGCAACGGGTAGGCATAGGACCATTCATTCGTCGGGGCATCGATAGCGCGCGCGAGTTGAACCTTTTTCAAGGTGAAAGCCCACGGATACGCCACAAGCAACGAAGTGCAAATGTTGGGGTAGAGGCGATTTGCCACGGTGGCTGCGGTCGATCCATCATTGAATGACGATATTGGCGTCGCGCCCAGCATCAGCAAAGCGTCCGAGCATATCGTGAGGGAGGTATCACCTGATGCCATCGTTTAGCTCCATTCTTGGCGCACCCATTCGGCGCCGCAGTTGTGCGGTTTGGGCTCGCCGTGAAAGCAGATCACCCTTGCATCGGCAGGGTAGCGTTTGTCGCAGCGGTGCGCCTTATAGCTGATTGCACCCGGCAGGATGTCCTGCACGATGTCGGCCTTCTTCATCACCGACTCGATGAATGCCTGATCGCCGCCCCTAACCTGCGGACGGCCGTCGTCGAGCCATTGCCCATAGATGCGGGCGTAATCGCCATTCCACGCCATCACGCCCGAGGCAAGGCGCTGCGGATAGTAGAAGTCCCGCAGCATGGCGAAGGAACCGGGGCGCTGGGCATATTCGGCCAGGGGGGTGATGTCGCCGACGATGATGGTGTCGAGGTCGAAGAACACGACCGGGGTGTCGCGCAGCAGGGCGAACAGCGCCAGCTTCGACCACCACCCGAACACGTCGGGCGGCAGGTCGCGCACCGTCACGGCAGGGTCGAGGCCGGCCGGGTTCTCTGTGAAGCATACGAAATCATGTGGTGCCGCAAGATTTCTTGCGACGCCGCGCGCCAGGGCATTGACGTAGCGGGCGTCGTATTTGTCGCCGTGCTTGACGCAAGCGATGATCACTTCCGCACCCACCATGTATAGTTAGCGCCCAACTCGAGGCGGCGGCCGGTAGCCGCGACCCATTCATCGACGGCGCGCTTGACGCCAAACTCGAAGCCGGGGAGGTCGTAGTCGTGGCCGCCGATCCACCCCTGCGCCTTGACCTTCGGCCACGATGCCGCGAACAATGTCTCGTCGTCGGGGTGCGCGACGACGATGGCGTTATGCTTTCCGATCATCGGGGCGAGCCAAGCCATTCAAGGGTCCAGCCGGAAACCGACGTGATGCCATCGGCGCGGCCGTCTTCGGTGAAGTTGCGGATGCACTGCCGCCAATGCTCTACCGAATCGGGCGAAGCGTAGTGCGTGTCGAAGTCATGGGAAGGCGGGCGATTGGCGTGGCGAGAAACGGCCTCATAGGCCGGGGCATAGGTGCGGGCATTGTCGAGCGGCACGCCGGCAAGGATCGCTTCGTCGAATCCCATGCCGTGCCGCGCCCATAGTGCCGCGGCGAATCCGCTCGAGCCGCCGACCCAGCCGAGATCGGGCCACAGGTAATCAACCTCCGACTCCTGTGCCTTGCTGACGCCGAGAAACCACGCGGCGCCGCCGTGCTTTGTCTGGAATGAACGGGGGCGGGAATGCACCCATACCGGATGCGGCGCCTCGACCTTGATCTTTGGGGCGATCTCTATGTGCTGCGTCCATACATGCTCAATGCCCGGCACAACGGAAGCGGAGAAATTGACGCCCAGCAGCGTCGCTTCGGGGCGCAGTTCGCGCGCCTTGGCAACGTCCGCAAGTAGATCGGGGCCGCCACCGCAGACGATGGCGACCCCGTGGTGCTTCACGCCATACAGGCGCATCGACCGGATTAGTCGGAGTCGATGGTGCCGAGCGAAGTGGCGTTGGTGACGTCGATGATCCCGGCGGCGGTGATCTGCGTCACGATCATGAAGCCATAGGTCGGCGTGGTGCCGGCGCTGTTGGCGTGAACATAGACGAGATCGCCGAGCGACATTTCGTTGCGCATGCCGGTGTTGGTCGTGGCGCCGTTGTCGAAGTACCCCGCGCCATCGACGACCGTGGCGAGATCGGCGGTTTTGTAAAGCCACAGCTTCGGCGCGTTGCCTTTCTTGCTGGCGCCGATGCACTGAAGGCCGGATCGAGCGAATGCCATATCAGTTCTCCTTCCGTTGATCAGGATTCGCGGCAGATGATCTTGGCGACGCCGGCCGCCTCGATCTCGATGGCGCCTGCGCTGAACAGCGCATTCACCAGCCACGACGTTTTCTCGGGGACGTAGTTGACCTCCACCTTCGGCGCGATGCCCTCGGCGTAGCCAACGGCGTCACGGTGGAAGGCGAAGCAGGTGCGGTCGTTGCTGCCGTCTTTCGCCAGGCCGCCCTCGGTACGATCCCCCAGGGTGATGATCTTGAAGCCGAGATAGGTGTTGATCTCGCCGGCAACGAGAGCGCGCACGCTGTTGTAGTCGGCAGAGGTTGCAGTGGTGTCGGCGAGCAGCGAGGACAGGCCGTTAGCGTGGATGACCAGCACGCGACCATCGGGCGGCACGTTGGCGGCGTCGAGGTATTGCTTCGCGGTGCGCAGCTTCGCCACGTTCAGGTTCGTGTCGGTGCCGCCGATGTCGTTGCTGACGCTCGAGGTCGTCGCGGTGGCGGCCAGGGCGTCGAGGATCACCTGGTCCATGCGGCGGCCGATGGCGTTCGACACGAGTTGCACGAGTTCGCGGCGCTCGTCGAAGTTGACCTTCTGCTGGCTGAAGATGTCCGAATACTCGGCCGCGTTGTAATCGGCCAGGGTAGCGGTGACGTTCGACCAGGTGGCGTTGAGAGGGACGACATCGGTCTGCGGGGTGCGCACGGTGGCGACGCCGGCAGACAGTTTCGGGAATTTCGCGGTGCTACCCTCGACGCCCGTGCGCATGCGGGTGGTGCCGCGCAGTTTGGCGACCCCCTGATATGCTTGCTTGACTTCAGCGTCGAACAGGGTAACGAAGGCGCTGGACAAAGAAGCAGCCATTTCGTTTCTCCTAGAAAATTAGAAAGGTTCGTCGCTTCGGTTTTCCCCACGAGCGGGGGCCGTTGCTTGCGCCGTGCGCCTGACCGGGCCTTGCGGTTATCCGATGGCGCCGTTTTACATAAGCCGCGCGCCCACCGGAATCACGTTGATTGCACTCTGCAAAAAAAGACCCGCTCAAGGCGGGTCAATCGGAGGTTGCCGCAGGGAGAATTCTTAGGCCGCCTTGCCTCCATAGAACTGCTCGAAGGCGCGCTCGACCTTCTGGCGATAGGCGGGGTCGGACAGGTAGCGCGGGTCGCCCACCATGCCCTGAAGTTCCTGCTCGGTCATCTGGCCGCCCGAGGGGGTGTCGCGCAGGTCGGGAATGCGCCCTTCGTAGGCTTCGCGCAGTTTCATGGCGGCGCGCAGGCCCGCAGCCGTGCCGGCGAAGACGCGGAACTCGTCGTAATCCTCGGGGGACCACACCCCCTTGCGCACGAGGTTGCGGCCCCATTCGGCGGTTCCCTTGATCAGCGCGTCGGCGTTCGGCCCCAGCGCCTTGCGCTCGGCGGCCATGTCGAAGACCGGGGCGACGTTCTCCGAGGCCATGCCAAGCATCTTTTCGGCCAGGGAGTCGAATGCCTTCTGGCTGATGCCGTGTTCCGTCGCCCAATCCTTGTACACCTTCAGGGCGGCATCGTCTTCCTTGACGCCCTTGTCGGCGAACAGTTTGATGTCGTATGCGCCGCCCTCGGGCGCCTTGTGCTTGCCCTGGCTGAATTGCTGGCGCAACTCGCTGTAGGACTTGGCGAGGTTCTCGTAGTTCGGCCCCTTCTTCGCGTCGAAGAAGTTCTCGGGCAGCCAGTCGGGGCGCTCGAAAGTTTCCTGCGCCTGGTGTTCGATCCCTGCTGCCTGGGCGGCCTCCGAGTTCGCGTCGGGGGTTTCCGCCGCCTCGGGTACGTTATCCAGCAGTCCGGTTTCTTCACTCATGCAATGCTCTCCTTATGCGTGCTTCGATGGCCTGGATCACGGATCGCTGCCCCTCGCGGTAGTACGCGAAGGAGGCATCATGCCCAGGGGTGGCGACGGCCGGCTCGACGTACTGCTGCCGCAACCAGGCCATCAACTCCTTTCCGTCCTCGGTGCCGAGGACGCGCAGATGCAGGCGGTCGGTGTCGTCGCGCTTCTGCTCGACCGCGCGCACATCCGGCGCCGCCAGCGCCTCGAGGTCTTCCCAACTCACGGCCGCGTCGCCTCAATGAAAATCGCCGCCATTGCCAGCGCGAACACACCCAGCATCAGCAGCCCAGCATCGCCATGCGTCATTTCTTAGGCGGGCGCTTGCCCTTCCCCTTGCATCCCATTCGTGCCTCCTGTCATTGCGGTAGCCGCAGCGGTCGCGGCCAGTGCTTCCTGCTGCTGGATGGCAATGTCCTGGCGCTCCTGCGTCGAGCGGCGAACCTGCGCCGGCACGCCCAGTTTGTCGCCGATCCAGTCGATCATGCGCGTCGGCTCGACGGCCAGCAACGCCTCCTGCGCGCCGGTCTGCGCCATCATCGCGGCAATCTGCATCCACTGCGTCGCGGCGTTGATCTCTTCCATGTACTGCGCATTCGCCAGTGGCGACACGGGCGATACGCGAATCTCGAGTCCATTGACGCGCAGGGGCATGTCGATCAGCCCCTTCTCGTCCATCACGTCGAGGATGCGCCCGACGAGCGGGATCATGGTTTCGTTGATCAGGCGGCCAAAGGCGCTGCCGAGGTTCTGCGCGAGTTCCTTCATCCGCTCCACGACCTCGGTCGCGCTACGGGCGCTCATGTTGTCGGGCGGCAGGGACTCGTCGAGCAGCACCTTCTTCACGTTCATGCGCAGGTCGTTAAGCACGATCTGCGTCACGTTGAAGTCGCCAGCGCGCGGCAGGGGGCGCAGCGATTCACCCTGCGGGCCGCCGTTGCGCGCCACGGGGATGATCGCGCCCGGCACGATCCGCACGGTGTTCGGGTTCAACACGCCGTCGTCGGCAGCGGTATATACGCCAGCAACCGCGAGGCTGGCATTCTTGAGCAGCAGTTCGACGGTCTTGTTGAGCGTCTTGATGTCGGGCATGGCCGTCAGCACCGGGCCGCGGCCATAAACCTCTCCCGACACTTTCATGTAGCGCGACACGACCCAGGGCGAGGACTTCATCTTGCGCCGCACGATGATTTCCTTCGGGCTCTTGGTCAGCACGAAGTAATCGAAATCGCCGCGCTTGTAGTCCTTGATCGTGCATTCGATCAGTTCCACTTCGTCGGTCGGCTTGCTGTCGATCTGCGCCTTCAGCGAGTCGGGGAGGCTGGCATCGCGCCATTGCTGGGTGATGGCCTCGCCCTTCAGCTTCAGCTTGCGGAAGATGTTATCGACTTGGCCGTTGGCGCCTTCCTCGAAGCAGACGAGGTACTGCGGCACCGGGGTGAAATTGACGAGGTTGATGTCGTCGCCCGGCTGCACCATCATCACGCCCGTACCGATGGCAAGGTCGAGCAGGAATTCGCCGATGGCGATGTCGAAGTTGCTCTGCTTCAGCACCGCGAACATGATCTCGGTGTATTCGTCGAGGATGGCCTGGGCGCGCTCGCGGTCCTGCGGGGGGATGTCCGGCCCCGGCTCGAGGCGGCACCACTTGCGTTGCGGCGGGAAGATGCCGGACTGCAGGCGATTGGCGAAGCGTTGCGTCGAATGAATGGCCGTGGCGTCGAAGACGCGCGACATCTTCTTCATGCCGGCGCTACCCCCCTCGGCGCTGCCGTCGTACAGGTTGCGCTGGGGGAGGGCGTATTCGTAGGCTTCCTGGTAAAGCGAGCGCCATTGCTCCTTCTTCGCGCTGGCGGCGTCGTAACGCTTCAGCAGTTCTTCCGCGTCAATCTTCTTCATTGCCACCCTTCAGCATGTCGAGCAGCATCCGCTGGCGATTGCGCAGCGGCCCGGTCTGCGTATTGACTTCGACTTCGCCGTTGTCCTCGGCGCCGTCGAGTTGGTCGAGTTGCTGCTGGTCGGCGACCACGGCGACGGGGATCGGCTTGCCCTCGAGCAGCGCGGAGATAATGCCGGTCATGTTTTCGCCTTCAGCATGAGGCCGGTCGAATCGTCCTCGCCGAGCAGCCCCGCTTCGGGGTTCAGCCGCATGGCAGACAGCAGCGAGCGCGATCCGCCCGTGCGGCGGGCGCGGGCCGAAGCCTGCTGCTGTTCCTGCTTCTTCCGCTCGTCGGCCTCGAGTTGCTTCTGTTGTGCGTCAAGCCGGGAATTCGCCGCCTGGTTCTGCAGCCGCATTTCCTCCATCGACTGAGACTGCAGGGCCATCTGCTGCTCCTGCATCTTCTGCTGCTGCTCCATCATGCGGCGGTTCTGCTCCATCTGCTGCTGCATCATTTGCGACGAGTTGTCGTCGCCGCCGCCACCGAAGATGCTGCTAACGAAGCCTCCCATGATTTACCTCAACTCGGGCCGAGGGTGGAGTCGGCGCCCCCCAACCCGGCCTCGGGATTCAGGCGGAAAGCGGAGAGCAGGGCGCGCGCGCCGCCGCGGCGCCTGGCCTTGGCCGTGGCCGATTGCCGCTCTGCGCGCTGCCGCGCCTCGTTGTCAAGGGCTGCCGTCTGCTTGTCGAGTTTCGTCTGTTGTTCGGCGTTCTGCGCCCGCATTTCGGCAAGCGCCTGCTCGCCCTTGGCGAGTTGCGCCGCGCCGGCATCTGCCATCTTCTTTCCGGCAGCGGCCTGTTGTGCCGGTGCGACAACCGGCCCCCAGTTTGCCTGCTCTTCCGGTGTCAGTTGCTCGCCTTTTGCCGCCTTCATGAAAGCGGAAAAGAATTGTAGGGCGCTCATGCTTACCTCACTATCGCTAGTAGTTCGTAGTCCGCGCCATCGGCCCCGTAGCGCCGCAGCGTCGCCTCGCGGGCGAATCCCAGGGCCTCCGCCCAGCGCACCGCGCGCTTGTCGGCCGTTTTACAGAAGCATTGGGCGCGCCTCAACTCTAGCGATTGCACACTGTATTCAATAACCTTCATTGCCGTGCGCGTCAGGGCCAGCGGCAGGGTGCGCGCGAGTTTCGTCGGCACCATCCAAACCTCACCCAGCCCCGGCCAGAGTCGCGCCACGCCGCCGATGGCCGCGATCCGGTCGTCAATCAGCATCGTGACGGCGGTGCCTGCCGCGGCCTGGGCATCGAACTGCATGCCGGGGTTGCCGATCCACAACACGTCGGAATCGCCGCGGTCGATCAGCCGGCCGTGCGCTGTGGAGTAGGGAATGAGCCTAAAAGTCGAAGACATCGAAATCGCCGACGACGGTTTGCGCCATGATGGTCTTGCCGTTGGCGGTCTTGTTCTTCGTCAGCGCGCGATGCTCGCCCCCGCCGAGCGCCATGTACCCATAGGCGTCGCCAACGTGCGAATGCGGTCCCTTGTCGGGGGCGTCCTTGAACCGCTCGCCGCCGCCCGATACCTGTATCCGCTTGAAGCAGTAGCCGCCCGCCAGCGACTTGCGGATCATCTTGCAGCGCCTATCGACGAGCAGGCCCGGCTTGCCCATCACCATGCGATTCATCGGCGCGGCACCCGATTCGCGGCGCACCTTGAAGTCGTTGGTCGCGGTCGGCTGCGCCTTCAGGCCCAGGGTCTTCAGGTGGTCGAATGCCGTGACCTCGAAGATTTCGTCGCGCTTCATGCCTGCCGGGTCGCCCCACACGAAGACCTCGAACTTCGGGAACCGGGTATTCAGTTCGGTCAGCAATATCTGGCCGAAGCGTTCCAGTCCCATGTCGAAGGTCACGATCTCATGCACGATGCGCCACTGCCCGCCCGGCGTCTTCTGCCCGAACACGGCGGCAGGCGTCAGGCCGAAGTCGAGCCCGATGTGCAGGGGGTAGGAAATGTCCGGCTCGATGTCCGCGCACATCACCTGGTCGTCGTACTCCGGCCAGACGGGGCGTCCTTCCTGAACGTAGGTGTATTTGTTCTGGACGTAGCAGCGAATCCAGTCCAGCGACTTGCCGCCCAGCATCTGCTCGTAATAGCCCCCCGGCAGGTTCTTCACGTTCTCGGCGGCGGGGTTCATCTTCCACCACTTGCTCGCGGCGAAGTGGAATCCCTGATACTCGGGCTGCTCTGCCGGAACCTCGTCAGGATCGGCCTCGACCACGGCCGGGGGCTGCGCGTAGAAGTTCCACGCGAAGCGACCGCGCACGGGTTCCTTCTCGGCCAGGCGGTGCCACCAGTGGTCATCATCCATCGAGTTCGTGTCCATCCATATCCCGCGCCAGGAACACCCCCCGTCGCGCTTCGTCGGATAGCGGCCGACGCGATGCGTCAGCCCCTCGATTACCTGCACCGGCAACTCCCGAGCCTCATTGACAAATGCCCCGGTCAGTTCCAGCGACAGAAGTTTGCGCACGTCCTTGGGTTGGTCGAGCGCCAGGAAGATGACCTCGCAGTCGATGCCCGCTGCC